TTAGTACCACCGCCAATGAGGATCTCCGGCCAGTTTTTGCCGCGCATAGATAACAGGTGGCATATCACCCAGTGAGCTATGCGGGCGTTCTTCGTTATATTCTGTGCGCCAGTCCTCTGTGAGTTCACGCACTTCAGACAAGGTTCTGAACAGATACATATCGAGTATTTCTGTTCGTAGCGTTTTGTTAAATCGCTCGATAAATCCGTTCTGCATCGGCTTTCCGGGCTGAATAAAATCGAGTTTCACACCGTGGCGTTCTGCCCATTCGGCTAAGACTGCGGCGGTGAGCTCTGGCCCATTATCACTTCGTATAAAAGCCGGGTAGCCTCGTTCTGCGCTTAATCGTTCCAGAATTCGCACAACACGATGAGCCGGTATATTCAAATCAACATCGATGGCCAGCGCTTCCCGATTAAAGTCATCAACGACGTTAAATAACCTGAATCGCCGCCCGTCGCTCAAGGCATCACTCATAAAATCAACTGACCAACAGTGGTTCATTTTATGCGGTATAACTAACGGCTGTGGATGCCTGTTAGGTAAACGTTTTTTCCCTTTGCGCCGAAAGTTGAGTTTCAACAATCGATAGATCCGGTAAACCCGCTTTGCATTCCACAGTAACCCTGCCTGTCGTAACTTATTGAACATAAGTCCAAAACCATAGGCCGGATACTGATGCGCCAGTTTTTGTAGCGCCTCGACTACAGGCAGATCCCGCGCCGTATTCGGGCAATAATGCAACAGACTTCGACTGATACCGATAATCCGGCACCCGCGTCGTTCGCTGGCCTGATGTTCCGTCATAACATAATGCACCAGTTCACGCTTCTCAGGCACCGTTAAAGTTTTTTTGAAACAACATCCTTAAGAATTTCATGATCTAAGCTCAGGGATGCGTACATTTGCTTTAACCGGCGATTTTCCTCTTCCAACTCTTTCATCCGTTTGATATCAGAGGACTCCATGCCGCCGTATTTAGATTTCCAGTTGTAATAGCTGGCTTCCGACACACCGTTTTCACGGCACACATCCTTCACATGCCGACCACCTTCAACTTCTTTCAAAACCCGCAGGATCTGAGTCTCAGTGAAACGCGCTTTCTTCATGATGAGCCTCCATTGGTTGTATTTTAACCAGAGAACTCCATTAAGCGGTAAGACTAAATTTAGGGGGGACTACAGTAGCTCTGCCACCAATCAAAGAAAATCGTTGTCTTTCAAGTACACTCAACAACTTTAGCACGAATGGGATGAAGGCCAAGAAAAGATAGAGGAGTTGCACCTGGATTTAAGTTTCGACTTTACATTTCATGATTTGAAGGCGAAAGGCATTTCAGATCTGGGTGGCAAGCTGTACGAAAAATAAGCCATTTACGACCATAAAAATGTTACCCAGACGGCAAGATACGACAGAAAGATCGCGGTTGTTCCGGTTGTTGGTGGTCAGAATATGGCGAGAATATGGTGAAGGGGTAATTTAGATACAAAAAAACCGCCTTTCGGCGGCCTACGACATTGCACATAAGTGCTTGTTTTAATTCTTTTTAAATCAATGGTGCCGGGGCGGGACTTGAACCCGCACAGCGCGAACGCCGAGGGATTTTAAAAAGTTACACCACATTAAATAAAACAATAGGTTAAATGATATCAAAGACTTGCAATTACGGAATTGTACGGAATATTGCGCTACGCTCGTTTTTGCTGCCATCAAATCTGACAATGGCAGCGATCTGATTACTTATCTATTTCTAATGAATCGAATGGATTTAGGGTAACAGCCGCATCCAGATGATCAGGCGCAAAGTGGGCATAACGCATCGTCATGGTGATAGTGCTGTGACCTAAAATCTGTTGCAGAACCAGAATGTTTCCCCCGTTCATCATGAAATGTGATGCGAATGAATGACGTAAAACGTGGGTAAGCTGCCCGCTCGGTAGTTCAATGCCAGCCCGTTTAATGGCGTACTTGAAAGACTCATAAGCTGGGGTGAAAAGCGCCCCGCGTTTTTTAGGCAGCAGGCTGCGCATCTTTTCCGAAATTGGCACCGTTCTGTTCTTGTTGCCTTTCGTCCTAGTGAACGTGACGCGGCTTGGCAGGATTTGAGATTGCTTTAAATCCTGTGCTTCACTCCACCGTGCTCCAGTAGCTAGGCACAGACGAACGATGATACCCAAATCTTTATTATCTGATTCATCACACGCAGCCAGCAGACGCTTTATTTCGTCCGGATAGAGAAATGCCAACTCCTGATCGCCTTCTTTGAATTGGCGTATGCCATCCAATGGGTTTTCTTTATCCCACTCCCCCATCCTTTTCAGTTCGGAGAAGACAGCACGCAGGTAAGAGTATTCACGGTTGACCGTCGCTTCTTTCAGAACAGCTTTACCCTTTGGATTCCATTCACCTTTCAGCCGTCGTTCGCGGTACACGGCAAACATATTTTTATCAACGTCGATAGCAAACGGATCACCCAAACGTTCACAGATGGCGAGTAATTTCGTGTAGCGGGAATCACCGGAGGACAGTGTTTTACCGTGCATGTCATACCAGCGCTGAACCAAATCTTTCAGAGTGATATTACTGGTTGTGGTATCGATGCCTTTTTTATCGGCCATAAGGCGGCGCTCATAAGAAAGCGCCTCGCCACGTGTGGCAAACTGTTTGCGAATACGTTTACCATCACGGCCATAGGGGAAACACTGGCAAAGCCATTTGCCGGATGGGAGTTTGTTTACAGCCATGACGTTATCCTAAGTAACTCTGCCATTGTTCTTCACTAAGGATTTTTAACGCAGCGCCTCTGTTATCTCGATAATCGATCGCTTTCTCTATTTTTCTGCCATGAGCCTGATAACGCCAATGTTTACAACTTAAGGTGCCAATAATCAGGTAGTCCAATTTCAGAGTGATGTTATCAACGACCTTTCCGCCAGCTAACTCTATGGCTTCCTTACAAACCGCCCTTTTGCCATATAGGAAATCACCCGTTAGGCACACAACTGCACCAGTGAGATTCAGGCTATCGATGTCATCTACTGGTAAACTAGTTGATAATCCATCAACAATCCCGTTATCAATATCACTACCTGTAAAAGCGATTAATGCCTGTTTTAGCTCTTCCCGTTCTTCAGGGGTAATGATGCCATCATCAAGAATTCGCTTAACCAATGCATAAAGCTCTTTGCCTGGGTAATTGACCTTAAGAACGCCATTAGAGGTTAACCACCAGTTAAGGTATTTCACTTCTGAGTCATTAAGTTGATGATTGGCTAACATTCCCTTGCATAAACCTTCCAGCAAGTGCTTATCAGCCTCTTCAGAGTACAAATCAAGCTCAGGCAAATCAGATAAATCTTTTTGTACTTTAATTAAATCAGCTTTCAAAAATTTTAACTCATGGGGTTCAATTACCCCGTCAGCCAAAATATCAGCGATTCTATGTGAAAGCATTTTTACACAGTAATTCTTATTAATCAGTTCTGATTCTTTTAACCATACATCAAGAAAAAGCACCTCTTTATCATCAATCTTTCCATCGCTATTAATCCCTTCGATAATATTGATAAGATTAATGAGTAATTTTTCTTTATTGCGTTTGTAGTTAAAGATTTCAATATTATTTTCATCAGTCATAATTTGATTACCAATTTATTTAAATTTATATTCTTAGAGAAACTGATATCAATGCGCCAACAGCATCCCCAGTACGATCCCCGCCGCAAGCACTGCACCAAAAATCCGTGGTTCTGCTTTTAGGGTATTTACCGCATCTTGCCACGTCTGCACTTTTGGGGATGATGCGTTAGGTGTAGTTCTGCCCTGCCGTTCATCCAACCATCTCATTGCTTGCTGAAGCTGGGGGCGGGTTAAATCAATTAACCGGCTTGTACCAAAATTGATATGACAGAATCGCGTAAGCTGTTCACGTAATTCATTCTGCTGCGTGCTTCTTAATAATTGGGACACTAATTTTTTATTAGCATCCTTTTCCCGACTACGATCATGTAACGCATTCAGGAAACTGAGCGCCGTGGAATACTGGCTGATGGTGATTTCTTCAATACCATTCACACTAAGTTCAGCATGTAAGCGACGCCAAACAAAACGCACATCTTCGCGCCCTGCTTCCGCAATATCTTTCACCAACTGGTTTAATTGGGAACGCTGGGCGCTAACCAGTGGGCGTAAATCTTCTTTCACCTCTGGCGCGGCAATATTGATATTTTTTTCGTAATAATCACGTCCTGCTACCCGATTATTATCCCCTTGAGCCTCTACGGTCATCCATTACATCCTTGATGCTTCGCTACTTCTTGCCTTCGTGATAGTCCCTGCCCGCTACACGCTGGCCGCTACCCGTTACGTTTATCGATGCTGTCGCAGAACTACCTGCCGTCAATGCAGCTAAAGCGGCGGCTTTTATCGCCAGTGGCGCAGCACGATAGATTTTGATTAGCTCTAATTCGTCATTAGAAATGTCACCAAGGTCAGGGGTTCTTTTTCCAGTGAGGATATACAAAGTATCCATGCCGTAATTTTCACTAAGAAAAGCAAGCGTTGCACCATCAGGCGCAGTTTCGCCACGCTCGTATTTTCCCCAAGTCCTTGTTGTCGTGCCTAATTCTTCTGCAATTGCACTCTGACTTTTACCAATCGTTTCCCGCTCTTCGCGCAAACGCCCACCAATAAGGAATAAAAATTCCTCTTTCGAAGTTGACATAGGAAGTTTTCTTCACTAGATTGTGTTGAACAGGAACTTAGTGGATCACAACATATCACTATGGCACAAGAAAATCATGATCAGAGATCGCGTTTACCGCGTGGTATCGCGTCCAAAAACCCTACCCCAATGCGCTTATCGGACGATGAGCGCGACAAGTTAGCGGCATTGGCAGCACAAGAAAGCCGCTCACTTTCAAGCATGGCCCGTCTGGTGTTTCTGCGAGGTCTGGAATCTTTTAACGCACAAGGATAGTAGGTGGTGAAATGGCTAAGGCATTAAACATTAATATCACCGTCCCTACTCCATATGTTTCATTGAAAACATATTCAGAAATGACGGGTATTCCATTGCGTACCTGCGAAGGAATGGTTTCTGACGGAAGGATTATCATTCGTCCCAAAAAGGCGCGAATGGAAAAAGTCGAGGTTAATTTAATCGCCATGCTTCGGGATGCGATAACCAATAGCGAAATTTAATCATGGAAAAAAATCAACTGGTATTTATAGGTATTGATCATGCGTTAATAAAATTAAGCGAACATACCAGCATTTATCGCGGCTTTTCTATTATTCGCTGTCCAAGAACAGCAACTAATCCAATAACTCGTTATCGCATAAGTCAAGGCGATCAGTCATTCGGGCTATTTGATGCGTTAGGGCAAGCGACTTCTTATATCAACGAACTGCACGGCATGAGGAATTCAGCATGATTAGCACAGCGCGTTTATTAAAAGAAAAATCACCATCCCCGCAAGATAATAACGGCTGGCTGGAATTACCAAACGGCCGGCGTTTCCAACCAACCCCCGCCCAGGCATATTTTGCGCCGTGGAGCAAAAAGCCATATATGCCAGCGCCTAAAAAGCGCCACTGGTTCGCCCGCTTGATGGGTATCGCGGCGTAACGCCGTAATTGGTTAAGCCGAGAGAGGCAGCGGTTATGACTGAAAGTCAGTTGCGTTATGTGCTAGGAAATCTAATCCCTGAAATGTGCGAACGCGGCTTTTCAATAAAAACAGCCTGCGGGGAGTTGTCTCTTGATGGTGAATCAGAAGCACAAAAGCAATTTATTTCTCAATTAAAAAACGAGTTTGAAAAACGATTGATTGAAGTCAGCCGAAATAAGAGATACGGCGTTTTTTAATTTCAAATAACCACTTCGTAAATTAATTAAAGGCGTAAACCCGCCGGGCTTTCTATTACCTGAAAAAAGGAAATCGCGATGAGAAATGCAGAAGTTAAAACGATGCAAACAGCTGGTAGTGATGTAGATGTACTTGTTTCACTGCTGGGAAAAGCACGCTTGGAAGAAAAAAAATCCCAGCACTGGGAGTTTTCTCAGCGCCTGGCAGCGCTGGCCCTCTACGCGCAACAAAAAGGGTATTCCGCCGTAGAGGTTATCGAGCTGATGCGCAAAGAGGCAGAACGCTTCGAACACTCGTCACAGGAGATCATTGCATGAACCACGTAATGATTGATCTCGAAACGATGGGGACGAACCCTAAAGCGCCAATTGCTTCCATTGGTGCCGTGTTCTTTAACCCTAAAACGGGTGAGCTGGGTGAGCAGTTCTATTGTCGCGTCGATTTTGAAAACGACACACTGAACGGCGCAGTACCGGACGGCGGCACTATCAAATGGTGGTTGCGTCAGTCTTCAGAGGCTCGCGCTGAATTGATTCGTGATGATGCAACCCCGATTTGGGGAGCAGTCAGCGAGCTGAGCGATTGGCTGACAGATAATGCTGAAAGCCTGAAAACGTTAAAGGTATGGGCAAATAGCCCATCGTTTGATTGCACAATCCTGAAGTCTGCGTTTGAGCGTACTGATACCGATATTCCGTGGAATTACTGGAATGAGCACGATGTCAGAACGATTAAAGAAATCGCGCTTAGCTTATGGGGTTGCACACCCGCTATCGAGCTCGTCGGTGCGATGCATAACGCGCTACATGATGCTATCAACCAAGCGGCGTTGGTTTCTGCTGTTATGTCTCGGTTGGTCCGTAATAAGCCTGAGAAATTAGTTGGCTGTGACTGGATTGATTGGAACGAATTAAGCGAGCGAGGGCTATTAGTTCGCATTAATAATGAAATTATGCACCCAATTGGGCTGGCTATTTTTCGCGATCAAGAAACAGGGGGATCGGGCGGCGCATTAATTTCCCATGATGGGAAATGGCGCTACAGCAAAAATCTACATGAGCCATTAAGCAACCTGATATTCGATGAGATTGCTGACTTCTTCGCTGGCTTAGAACAGCCCAATGCGCCACGTTCAGCCGCAGATATGCAAAAGGCGCTACTTTGTCGCTTAACGCAGGTGATAAACGCGAGGGTGCCGAAATGATCCGCCCGTTCATCAAATGGCCAGGCGGGAAATCACGCGTATTGCCTGATTTGCTCCCGCTTATGCCAAAGGGTGATCGGCTGTTTGAACCCTTTGTCGGCGGTGCGTCTGTATTCCTGAATACCGACTTCCCCCGTTATGTGCTGGCTGATATTAACGCCGATCTGATTAATACATATCAGATGGCTAAGAATGCCACTCAGGCATTTATTCATACTGCGAAAGAGTTATTCGAAAACGGTAATAGCTCAGTTGAGTATTATCGCAATCGCAACACATTCAACTCAATACATGACGATGAGCGACTGCTAAAGGCCGCTCTATTCCTGTACCTGAACCGCCATTGCTTTAACGGTATTTGCCGATACAACAACGCCGGTTTTTTTAATGTCCCATTCGGGAACTATAAAAAACCGTACTTCCCAGAAGCAGAGATAAAACTGTTTGCAGAGAAAGCAAATGACACCACAACCTGCTTTATTGCTGACGATTTCCGAAAAGTGCTGGCCGCGAACGCGATAAACGAAAACAGTGTTATTTATTGCGATCCGCCTTACCTGCCAGCCAGCGATACGGCCAATTTTACGCAATACCACCACGCCGCATTCACTATCGACCATCACAGAGAGTTAGCGGCGGCGCTGCTGAGCGTAAACCGTTCACGCGGAGTACCTGTCGTTATCTCAAACAGTGATACCCCCGCCACACGCGAGATTTATCAACACTATCAATTCCATGAAATTGCAGTTCAGCGCTCTATCAGCGCAAACGGCATCACGCGTGGTGCCGCAAAAGAAGTGATTGGCGTACTGAAAACGTGTGACGGCTGCGGAGAGGAATCCTGATGATTGATTCACGTTGTTTTCATGAAACCACAATTAACGTTATTAGCGTCTCAGGCGGTAAAGACAGTCTGGCTCAATGGCTATTAGCAATGGAGAACGGCGTTAGCCACATTCCCGCATTTGCTGATACCGGACACGAACACCCTCAGACGATGGAGTATCTGGATTATCTGGAATCGAAGTTGGGAAGAATAAGGCGCGTCCATGCTGACTTTTCTCGGCAAATCGAAGGCAAAAGGAAATTCATTGCTGAAAAATGGCCCGTCACGCTTGTTTCAGAGTGTGGTTTTACTGATGAACAGGCCGCAAGAATTATCGCTACAGCGTTAGATACCCTGCACCCCACTGGTATTCCGTTTCTCGATCTGTGTATGTGGAAAGGCCGATTCCCATCAACGAAACGGCGCTTTTGCTCAACAGAACTAAAACACGAACCTATCCGGTTACAGGTTGTTGAGCCGATCACTGATGCGGGATTTGATGTTGTCTCTTGGCAAGGTGTTCGCGCCGAAGAGTCCGCACCGCGTGCGCTTCTTTCAGAATGGGAATCCGGTTTTGATTTGGGGCCGCGCCTAAGCATCTATCGCCCCATTCTTCACTGGAAACACGCTGATGTCTTTGCATTGGCAAAGCGGCACGGTATCAAGCCAAACCCCCTTTATGAGCAGGGGTGTAGCCGCGTTGGATGTATGCCGTGCATACACGCCAGAAAATCCGAGCTTGCGGAAATTTTCCGTCGCTGGCCGGAAGAAGTAGAGCGAGTGGCGCGCTGGGAAAGCCTCGTTGCTGCATGTTCTCGTCGTCAGAATTCCGCGTTCTTCCCATCAACAAACGATCCAAAAAAAGCGGAACGGCGCATTGAGTGCATTAGTGTCGAGTCGCACGGCATCCACACGTACAGAGATTGGGCGTTAACAACTAGGGGGGGGCAGCAGTTCGATTTATTGGGCGAAGCCGTCGATCCGATGGTTTGCAACAGCGTTTATGCTGGGGTTTGTGAGTAATGTCCGAACAGTGGGCCTATCCGTGGAATGCACCACGTCCAGCGATCTCCATACCACAGGGGATCGCTGATTCCTTTTCTTCCCCTGCCACAAATACTACCGAGCCACACCCAGCAGTCGAGCAGCATCTTAAGCGGTTGGTATCGCGCGCCGTTTTCTCCGATCTGGATTTTGATCAGGCCGTCGCGCGACTGGACTATTTCGAGCCTAATGCAACGTTACTGACGATGCGCCGCCAGTTCGCTGAGGCTGAGAGGGACGAGCATCAAGCGGCATTGCATAACTGGATGGAAACACCGGAAGGTGTTGAGGGGCGCTTGCTGGAACAGCCGTTTTTTATCCGTGATACATACAGGAAAAAAATAGAATGGCTGCGCGCGAACCGCGAAGTGAGACACGTCAGCGCCTTTTTCATGGGAACCGTGAAAAAAGCCCTGCTGCGTCTGGATGCCGTGCGTGCCAAGCAAGGTGTGCGCGATGGTTTTACGTCAGAGCTGGCAAGCTACTGGCGCGCACGCTGGCAGCATTTAGCAGAGTTTACGAAACATGAAGCGATCAACGCCGGTCATGCTATTGCGGCCAGCATCGCGGAAATGTTTGAAACCGAATGCGGCAACACCTTGCCCGCCGATATGACCAACGACGAGATTCAGGCGCTTTTCTGGCATTTAGGCCGTGAAATGCTACCGCTACGCGTAACGCCGCCATGCTGGGGCGTGATCATTGGCGATAACGAATCAAAAAAACGTATTTGCTCCGCCATTCTGCGCATCATAAGCCCCGAATGGTGGGGGCGTAAGTTATGGCGTTTGCGCTGCGAATGGCGAGAAAACCAGTTCCGCGCCATTGGTGTGATCCATAAAAAACGGATGCCTTACGTCAGTATTGATGCGCTGAATCAGTGGCAGGAGCAACGCCGGAAAAACCGCGAGTTCTTTAAGGCGCATGAGCTGGTTGATGAAGACGGTAACGTCGCATCACTGGAAAACATGGTATACGCCAGCGTCAGCAATCCGGTTATTCGCCGTCACGAACTCATGACGAGAATGGCAGGTGTTGAAATGGTTGCCATGTCGCGTAGTGATGAGGGTGTTTTTCTTACTATCACTTGCCCGTCACGCTATCACGCCACCATTCAGAGCGGCCATCAGAATCCCAAGTGGGATACGTCATCCCCTCGGCAGGGGCAGCGCTATTTATGTAAGACATGGGCTAAAGCCATGTCGAAACTGAACCGGCGCGGCTTGCGCCCGTATGGCTTTCGCGTCGCAGAGCCTCACCACGACGCCACGCCGCACTGGCACGTATTGCTATTCATGCCGCCAGAAGACCGGAAAGAAATCACTGAAATTCTGCGTGAATACTTCATCGCTGTAGACCGTGCCGAGCTGGGACGTAATACCGGTGCGCGCTTTAAAGCGAAGCGTCTTGATCCCAAGAAAGGCAGCGCTACGGCCTACGTGGCGAAATATATCAGCAAAAACATTGATGGCTACGCGTTGGATGGCGAGCTGGACAGTGAAACCGGAAAGCCTCTGCGCGAAACAGCAAAGTTTGCGATGGCCTGGGCGTCTCAACATAACATCCGGCAGTTTCAGCCGTTCGGCTTGCCGCCAGTCACAGTCTGGCGCGAGCTGCGCAAACTGGCGAACCAGCTTACCGCAGTGCAGAAAGAAGCCGGAACATTCAAACGCGGCACGGCACAGCTTGCTGATCCTGCAATGGATGCCGTGCTGGCATCTGCGGACGCAGGCTGTTTCGCTACTTACATCGAAAAGCAAGGCGGCGTACTGATCCCGCGCGAGTTATATACCGTGCGCATAGCGTATGAGGAAGCCGACGAGCAAAACGACTATGGCGAGACACCGGAAAAAATCTTTGGTGTTTTCTCACCACGTTTGGGTGAGCTATCCCGCATCTGTACCCGTCTCGTTAAGTGGAAAATCCGCAAAAAACAGGCAGCAGACGCAGGCGCTAATGATAGCGCTGGGCGTGGTTTGGCTGTTACGTCGCCCACCGGCGACGCTTGGAGTTCTGTCAATAACTCTACGGGCGACGAAAAAATAGTCAAAAATGAGCCGCTCGATAGAGATATTGGCAGTACGTCAGAGCAAGAAATTATCGACTTTGAGCACATGATCGACACGGAACGGCGTGGATTGCTCAATCGACTTCGATCTCAGCCGCCGGATCGGCGACATAAAGAACACTCGTCCACAACTCAGCCCCACAAAGAGAATGAAAAACAGACTGTTAGTAAACGGTCAGACGACTGGCGCGCCAGCGTTGCCGATTTCGCCCGCTCAATGGGGTGGGATATCAGCGCCGGTGAGTTGCGGCGGCTGGAAACCGGCAGCGCGATCACACTCGCGGGCTATGCCTACGTTGCTAACGGTGATGGTTGTCTGTATCGCGCGCCGACGAGTCAGCAAAAAGACAAGGAATATCAGGATAGAGCGGCGGCGCTGCTGCACCGGATTGCCACGTTGAGTACAAAGCTATTGAGGTGAAATTATATATTGACATTTAGTGATAAACGAGTAATAACTTAATTTGATTATGATTAACCAAATTTGATTATGATAAAAATTCAACTATCACTCACTACATAAGGTTGTCACTCATGGACATTACAAGACACATAGACATCAATTACGGCGGAGTACAAGCTAAGTTTGCTAAAGAGCTGGGAGTAAATCCTCAGCAGGTTACAAAATGGATTGCGAATAAGTACGTTATTATCGACGGCATCATTTATAGCCCCCTTAGAAGCATAGTGAAATTTTCGAGAAGTGATGAGTCTACAATAGATGGTAAACATGCAATTAACACCCTCATTGATGCTGCTAGGCACCTCAAAAGAGCATCATCAGCATTTGTCTCTGAATTCAGAAGTTTTAAGCATGAAATAAAAGTTGAATGTCATGATGAGCCCACATACAAAGAGTTGGAAAAAGAAGTAAAAGAGATTCAGAAGTATATCGAACCGTTTTTAGAACTGCTCAATTACCATTCTCGTTTTTCAACAGTGATTGTTGAAACTGAAAATTATGATCCACAGAAAAATGTTGTAAAAGTGGTAATTAAAGACTCCGACCCACAAGGGTTTGTACAAAACATATATCGTGACCTTTTCATTTACTCTTTGAGAAGTAGAGGCTTTCAAGCAATGCAATGGGAAGATTCCTTGAGAAGCATGGGGCAATTTTCAGGAGGTGATGAGTCGACAATAGATAGTAAACATGAAGCTCGCATCTTGATTGATGCTGCTAGACACCTCAAAAGAGCATCATCAGCATTTGTCTCTGAATTCAGAAGTTTTAAGCATGAAATAAAAGTGGATTATCAGTTCGAAGATAGATACGAGGATCTGGAAAAAAAAGTAAAAGAGACTCAGGAGTCTCTTGAACCTCTTTTAGAACTGCTCAATTACCATTCTCGTTTTTCAACAGTGATTGTTGAAACTGAAAATTATGATCCACAGAAAAATGTTGCAAAAGTGGTAATTAAAGACTTCGACCCACAAGGGTTTGTACAAGACATATACCGTGATTTTTTCATTTACTCGTTGAGAAGTAGAGGCTTTCAAGCAATGAAATGGGGAGATTCCTTGAGTTGAAAACAGCCGGTGCATAGCAAAATGTACATAGTCGTAAGAAATGCACAACCCCGCACACCAATGCACAATTTTTTTGATGCTATTATCCCCTTCCCGCGCCAGTTCTGGCGCGGGTTTGTGCCTACTGCACAACTGCATAAAAATGCGCTATTTTCGTGTGCGGGCGTGGCGGGGGAACCCTCGCGCGCTGAGGGGGATAAGAGGGGTATGCTGGTTCATATGTTGCTGCATCCTCATCGCGTCGCTATTGCGCCGTTTCGGTCTCGGTCAATCGCGGTATCATTCGGCTGTTGCAGTGCTCAGAATGGCATTCGGGCGCTTTTACGCAGGCGTAAAAAAACCGGGCAACCTTGCGGCTGTCCGGTCTTGTGTTTGGTAGCTAGGTGAATGGTTTTGAATGACTTTCGCGGTTACATTGCACCTTCGGCCAGGGCATAAGGCTTGAACCGAAGTACCTCGATCCCCAGCCAGTCGTTAAGCTCTTTCAGGCTTTCCATTATCGGCATGAGTTCGTTGATGGCGAACACCTTCGCGGCTTTCTCCACGTCACCAAATCCCCCTGCATTGTTCGGCATAATCCCCATTAAGTTGGGCGGTACACGGTGCGCGGCTAACATATCGTCGCGGGTTGCATCTTTAATACCGGTAAATTCATCTTTGGCCGCAATCTGGCTAAACGGCAGGATTTGCAGGCCGTCCTTCTTCCCGCCTGCCGCGTAAACAAACAGGTTCTTAAATGCCCCGCCACCGCGTGCATCTTTCAGTGACTTCTTCAGTTGTTCGACGTCAGCATTGTTGGTGATGGGATCGGTGAGGTAGACGATCACCCCTGCATGACTACCGTTGATGTAGTAATTACGCCGGAACAGCGTGGCTTCACCGTTCAGCATCGCTGATTGGATTACCGCCATATATTCCGGTGTGCCGTATATCTCTTGGTGAATGCTGGGGCTTTTAACGTGGAACACGCTGCCTGGCTCGAATTCGTGATCGTTGGCGTAGTACGTCACGAACCAGTATTGATCCAGGTTCTCCCCGCGTCGGGTGTACTTAGCATGGGTATGCTTCAGCTTCAACGGTTGGCCGAAGCGGTTCTTTCTCAGTTCCAGATAGGCATTACCGAACACCAAAAAATCGAGTACAAAGGCGCTGGCATCCTGCCGCGATAACAGCGGGTGCGGCTCGTAGCAGGACATGATGACATTGCGCTTGAACAGTATCGGTGACTGATGATGCACGGCAACGTCAAACATTCGCGCTAGGCCGTAGGTGCTGATCGGTGGCTCATACCAACGGCCATTTCTGGCGCACTCCATGCAGTCCAACAGATCGCGTCTGTCCATGATGGGTTGTGCGTCGCCAAACGAGAAAGACTGTAGTGACTCAATCGGCTGTTGGATCAGTTCCCCCGTTACGGGGGCCTGTGCGGCTGGGGCGCGTAGATTGGCCGTGCGCGAGTGCTGTTTCTTACGTGACATGGTTAGAACTCCTGAATAAATCCATCATTACCGCCCGACTCGCTGCCGATTGGTTCATTGTGTAACGCGTGCATGGTTGCCCAGGCAATGTCACCGTGGCTGCTGCCTTTTGTTCTGTCTGATGCATACGACGTCATGCCGCCCTGCGTCACAAATTTCCGTACCGTCATGAAGGAACGGGCCAGCTCCATCATCCCCGCGTCATACTCAAACCGCCCCGCGCGGATCAGCATTTGGGCTTTTAGTACGAGTTCACGTTTCACGCTGGGCGAGTATTGATATTTCACGGCGGCGGGGAAAAACTTAACGACAAGCTGATGCACGGCGCTGCCGTTGCCGGTGCTATCAATGCCGATAAACTGCACGTTGTATTGGTGGGTCAGTTCTTTAATGACCTCAGCTTGTTTTTCAAAGGTCATGCCGCGCAACTGCCGCACCTCAATCACACGGAACTTGCCGCCAGGAACGGCGGGCGGGGATACGATGGATAGACCGGCACTGTCCCCCGTGCCACTGTCACCACTTGGATCGTAGCCTATCCATACGGGGCGATTACCTAACGGTCGCTGTGTGTAGGGTCGCCAGTCCGGCCAGACATCATCGTTGTAACCATCAACACCGCAGTTAATCAGCGCGGTATAGTCAAAGGCACGCTCACCGACGCTGACAAAGCGGCACGCATAGAGGTTTTCAAAATCGTCAGGGCTGTTTTCAGACTTAATTTCATCAAGATCAACCAGGTCAAAACCTTGCTCTAACGTGTCATGAATAGTGACGATCTGCCGCCAGATATTGTCCCCACACAGCAGCCCTTTCTTCAGTACCTTATGGGTAACGTCGATTTCTACCCGTTCCGCTTTAGGGCGGCTTTTGTTAAAGAAATCCCCTGTCCAGAACGTGTAGGCTTCATGTTCTTCACTGGATGGCGTAGAAAAGTACGTGCGGCGCAACCCTTTTTGCGTCGCCATCCCCGCCGCGACTTTACGCAGGTTCAGAAAGTTGCTAACCCAAAAGAATTCATCAAAGTACAGATTGCCAGTGTAACTCTGTGCGGTTGCCGCTGACGTACCGAGGAAGTACAGCGTTGCGCCGTTCGACAGCACTATCGCGTCACCGCCTTTCAGTTCCACGCCAATGCTGGACGCCAGCAGTTGAATAAACCGCTTGAACTGGTACGCCTGTGCCCTGCTGGCCGACAGAAAGATTTGGTTCGTGCCGGTTTCCAGTGCATCTAACAGCGCCTCACGCGCAAAATACCAGCTCGCGCCAATCTGGCGGCTTTTCAGTATCGCGCGGTTACGCTGTTTGCGTTTTTTGTACCAGCGTTTTTGGTGCTCGTAGAGTGATTCCAGTACCAGGGCGCGCAACTCTGCGATCTGTTCGTCCGTAAAATGGTTCTTCGGCGTTTTCTTCCGCGTCTCCTTTTCCTGATCCTTTCTTTCATCGCGTGAAAAACGTGCCATCTGACGCCCTAACAGGTCGATGGTTTTAAAGTCATGCGGCGTGAGGTCGTCTTTCTCTATCAGCCGTAAATAGCGTACTTCTGTGCGCTCCTGCGCCCGCTGGATTGGCGTGCTGTCATCCCACTTATCGCGCCGTCGCCATGAATACAGCGTGTTGTTACTCACCCCAAGTCGTTGAGCGATTTGAGTGATGCTATAGGCCTGCCAGTAAAGGCTTTTGGCTTCTGTGCGAATATCGGGAAGTAGGTTCATGCATACAGGCTATCGCGCCCGCGCGCGGCAAAATATCGGCTCCCGTTGTCGTGGTTCCGCCACAAACGGCACCGATAGCGCCCGTCATACTGCGTGGCGATGATAGGGGTATCAGACAGACACCCTGTTATCACCGGAGCATTACCATGCCGATTTCAAAACCGTTTCTTGCCGCTGTTGAAGGCGCGACCTGCGACGGCCGTACCCTTGAACGTGCGCACATTTCGCAAATGGCGAAAAACTTCAACAAACAGGTGCGCGGTGCTCGCGTGAACCTTGAACACATTCGCGGTTACTCGCCAACCAGCGATTTTCGGGCGTATGGCGACGTGGAGGAAGTGAGCGAGTTTGAGATTCAGGACGGGCCGTTAAAAGGCAAGCTGGCGCTACAAATCAAGATTGATGCGACAGATGATCTGGTGGCATTGAACACAAAACGCCAGAAAATTTACCCCAGCATTGAAATTCACCCCTCTTTCGCTGACACCGGTGAAGCCTATTTGATGGGGCTGGGGATGACGGACGATCCCGCCAGTCTGGGCGTCGGCATTCTGGAGTTTAACGCCAAGTGCGGCGGCAAAGGCCCGTTGGACGGGCGAAAAACCAGCCCTGAATGTTTCTTCACGGCCGCTGATACGCCGATCACGCTGGAATTTGAAGACGATGCGCCAAATGGCGACGCTGGCCGAAACTTCTTTTCCCGCATCACTGAGCTGCTAACCGGCAGTCAGCAACGATTCAGTAAAGAAAATGGCGAGCTGAAACAGGTGGTTGAACTGATCGCCAAAAGCCAACGTGAGCTGTTGGATAAAACCGAAACGTTCAGCGCGTTGCAAGCGCAAAACACCGAGCTGAAAGGCAACGTGGAAATGCTGAATAAGTCATTAACAGAGCTGAAAGAACAGCTTGCCGGACAGGATGGCAACTTTAGCCAACGCCCCCCTGCTTCCGGCGGCAACCAGCAATCCAATGTCGTGTTAGCTGACTGCTAATCACCCTTTAAACCGAACATCGCAGGAACCTAACATGAAAAATGAAACACGCGTTTTGTTTGACGCTTATATTAATCGGCAGGCTGAGTTAAACGGCATCCAGCCAGCGCATGTCACGACGCAATTCAGCATTGCACCGTCCGTACAACAGAAGCTGGAAGATAAAATCCAGCAATCCAGTGAATTGCTGCAAAAAATCAATATCACTGGCGTATCTGAACAGGAAGGTCAAAAGCTGGGACTCGGTATCAGTGGTCCGGTTTCCAGTTCAAGCACGTCAAGTACGGAACGTCGTGAACCGAAATCTGTTCACACGCTGGATGATGATAAATACCGCTGTGAGCAAACCAATACGGATACGTTTATCAGCTATCCACAATTAGATGTGTGGGCTAAATTCCCCGACTTCCAGCAGCGCATTAGCAACCAGATCATCAAGCGTAAAGCGCTCGACCGTATCATGATTGGTTTTAACGGTACGTCGCGTGCCGCTAAATCCGACCTGGCAAACAACCCACTGTTGCAGGATGTGAATATCGGCTGGCTGGAAAAATACCGCCTCCATGCATCACAACGCGTGATGAAAAACATCACCGTTACCAGCCGTGATGATGAAAACAAAGTCATCGCGAAAGGCGATTACGGCAACCTTGACGCCGTGGTCTATGACGCCACCAATTCACTGTTGGATGAGTGGTTTAAATCGTCACAAGACTTAGTGGTCATCTGTGGTCGTCAGATCATGGTCAGCAAAGAATACCCGCTGATTAACGCCATCAATACTACCAATCCGAATTCGGAAGCACTGGCCGGCCAACTACTGGTATCGCGTAAAGCTATCGGCAACCTGCCGACCTTTATTGCGCCGTTCTTCCCTGATGGCAGCATGTTCATTACCCCATTCAGTAACCTGTCAATCTACTTCCAGGACGGCAAGCAGCGCCGCGCCGTGCGGGATGAGATGGAATTTAACCGTGTGGCGACCTATGAGTCATCCAATGACGCCTATGTCATTGAAGACTACGGAACAGGATGCCTGATTGAAGGCATTACGTTTGCTGCGGCAGCACCGGCGAAAGGCTAATTTCAACGGCAAGCAGGCCAGATAACACTCGGCCTGCATCAAGGGGGCATCATGCTGACACCTGCGCAGCGACATTTTCAAACTGTCATGGCCCAGCGCCACGGCAAATCAAACGGCGGTGACGTTGAGCGCACCGCCTACGAACAGCAATTGCATCGGCTGAGGATGGATAAATCCCGTTTAAGCCAGGTGCAATCTGCCACGACAAAGGCCGAACTAAAGCGCGAACTGCTTCCCGACTATCAGGGTTGGGTTAATGGCGTATTGGCGGCAGATAGCGGCCAGGCTGATGAAGTGCTGACCACGATCATGATCTGGTCGATTGATGCTGGATTGATTAGCGATGCACTGCGTATTGCTGGTTATGTCCTGCGTCATCGCCTGCCCATGCCCGATCAGTATAAACGTACCGTTGCCACCACGCTGGTTGATGAGATTTGCGATCCCGCACTGGCAGCATTTAAAGCCGATACAAACATGGTTCCTTTGTCTGCTGACCTGCTGTTGCAATTGGAACGGCTTACCGCTAGCGAAGACATGCCGGATCAGGTGCGCGCCAAACTTTACAAGACGTTGGGCTACACCCTGCGCTTGGATGCTAAAGAACTGAGCGCCGCGCGCGACTGGTTGCAACGCGCTGTCACGCTGTTTGATGGCATCGGGGTTAAACGCGACATCGAGTTACTGGGGCGGGCGCTCAAGAAAGCAACTGAGCCAGAGGAAGAAAACACAGATGCGCCACCGCCTGCGGATAAGCCAGCCGTCAAAGCAACGAGAGCGCCACGTAAATCGACGGCGAAAGCATCACGAACTACGACACCACGCGCCCGAAAAAGCGCGTCGTAACCAAACGTGCCCCCGTGCACCAGGCGGCACGGCGTAATACGGGCAATTTATTGTGTCGTGTTGCGTCGTCCACCGCCTGTCTTTTGAGGTAGTGCCATGAGCCTGATTGCCACAGAGCCGGTAAGGCCGGCCACGCAGGACACCATCAACGATGGTGATGCGAAAGTGATGAGCCATGCATTTTGGCCGGTGATTGTCCTGTCCGCTCTGCGTCGTGCGATGCGTCTTGACGGGCAAGTGACAACAGATCGCCTGATGGATAAGGCCATAGAAGCGGTTGCGCACGTTAACGGACAGTTGGCCGACTGGCGAAGCGGTCAGGCGCAACGTGGTTTTGCCGTTCTGTCAGAGGTTAAACCCGATAGCGCTGGCGAAATCGACCAGATCAATGGCGAGTCCGTTTTGGTCTGGCGCTATCGCCGTGCGGTGTATTCCATCACCAAAGCGCTGTTGATCGAGGGCTACCGTGATATCGACACCACGCGCGAAGGGGAAAAGCACGCAGAGGCGTTGAGTTCACAGATTGACACGCTGTGGCGCGACGGACGCTGGGCAATACGCGACATCCTCGGCGTTAATCGTGGTCTGGCTGAGTTGGTCTGATGGAGGTTCGTGCGCAGCAAAATGACACCGTCGATCTACTGTGCTGGCGCTACTACGGCAGAACAGACGGTGTAACCGAAGGGGTTTACGCGGCAAATCCGGGACTGTGTGAGCGTGGGCCATTGTTACCGGCTGGCCTGCTGATCACGCTGCCTGATGTCGCTGCGGCAACACAACAGGAAATCATACAGCTATGGGACTGACGACAGATCGCGTGGCATCGGCAATCACCTACTTGCTTGCCACGCTGATCGCTACCGCAGGACGAATGACGCTGAGCGACTGGGCAACGCTAATAGGGATTGCTATCGGGTTGCTCACGTTTTGGGTGAACCGCAACCACAAAAAGAACATAGAACGTGACCAGGCACAGCGCACAGACTTAATGCGGGAGCTGGTCAGGAAAGTTGATCATGAAAACCTGCCTGAAACGCTGGACGCTTTGCGCGTGATGAATGGGCAGGAAACAGGGCGTAGAGGTCGTGATGTTACCTGAAGTACTGAAACAGCGAATCATTCCCGTCGTTACCGCGTGCGCATTGGCGATAGCTACCGTCTTTGTTGGCTTTTTTGAGGGCAAAGAGAACGCCGCTTACCGTGATATCGCAGGAGTCTGGACGATCTGCTATGGGCATACTGGTGATGTAAAGGCCGGTGACTACAAGACAGATGCTGAGTGCGACGCATTGTTACAGCAGGATTTACAGCCCGCGTTTCATGCCATCGATCGGTTAGTTACGGTTCCACTCAGTGAGTTACAGCGAGCCGCACTGGCAAGTTTTATCTACAACGTCGGGACGGGGGCATTTGAGCGTTCGACCCTGCTTAAAAAACTGAACCATGGCGATCTCACCGGCGCATGTAACGAATTACGCCGCTGGAACAAAGCCGCTGGTCGGGTCTGGCAGGGGTTAACCAACCGCCGCGAGGCCGAGAGAGTGCTATGTCTGGAAAAGTTATAGCGATATTAGCAGCCGCGCTGCTGTTTCTTGCCGCTATCGCACTGGCTGATCACTACCGACAAAAATTACAGCGCCTTTCGGGTGAGGTGACAGCGTTAATCAAAGAACGGGACAGCGCCGAGCGCGTTATCAATAATCAGCAACGAACATTCCGGATATTCAACACGCTGTCACGCGAGGCTGAGCATGATAAACGTCAGATACAACAAGATGCCGATGCACGTAGCCAGACCATTAATCAGGCACTGGTCGATCAGGTCTGCGCTAATGAGTTTGTGCCTGATGGCGCTGCTGTGCAGTTGCTCGACTACGCGAACCGTTTACGCGCCGATAGCGTGCGTTCCCTTGCCAGCGAACCTAACCGAACCGACAGTAATACCGCTGCCGCAGGGCGCAATAGTCAATAAAAAACTGACCTATGGCCAGTCTGTTAACTGGAATAGCCTGCTGCTGGCTGCGCTGGAGAGCGCCAACCACGACAAGGCACTAATTCGCCAGGCTGAACAACAAAGAGAGCAACAACATGCTAAAAGCGGAACTGCTGAGAAAAACCATTAGCGAACAGGTGCTGTGGTTGCGGGAAAACCCCGATCAACTGGTCGTCTATGTACAGAAGGGGAATGCAATCAGTACCGGTGGGCGTTATGCCTCTTTTGAATACCGTTACACGCTGGAAGTGCTGGCAATGGACTACCCGCACTCCATCGATACGCTGATGGTGCCAATACTGATGTGGGCGCGAATCTATCAGCCAGATTTATTACTCAACCCAGAACGGCGTAAAACGGGTATTACGTTCGACGCTGATTTGCTGAGTAACAGCACTGCCGATTTATTGATCCGCATTCAGGCCGATGAGGCGGTGATCGTCACCCCCTGCATTGAAACTGGGGAAATCAATATTCGTCATCGCGCTGATCCGCCTCCCGATCCGATAGAGGGCATGGACGGATGGTCACTGCTGACAAATGGTTATGCAGTAAACAAAACTGCTCATGACTCGACGGCAGGTTAGCAATGAGCCAGAACGATGCAATGTTTCAGGAGTTAGATGGTTATCTGCAATCTGTTGTCGAACACCTGGCCGCGAATCAACGACGTCGCTTATCACGACAGATTGCAACGGGGCTGCGTAAGCGCCAGCAGCAACGGATTGCACAGCAAAAGAATCCTGATGGTTCGTCTTACGAAGGGCGCAAAAAGAAAACGCGCCGCACACAAGGCGGCGTCCGTTTTCTGTGGAAAGGTGAGGCGCGAGAGCTGCGTAACTGGCACAGCAGCAAAGGCCGCAGCGGTGAGCGAATGATTACCGGCTTTGATGTTGGGCGCGGTGGTTTGCGCTCGTTCCTGCGTGCTGATATCGATCACTATCTCAGTATTAACGTCAGTAGCGTATCCACCGCGCCGGCACGTAAAGAAAAGATGTTCCGCAAGTTGCGTACCGTCCGTTTTTTACGTATCGACACGTCACCTAATAGCGCGGCCGTTGGTTTCAGTGGTCATGCAGCCCGCATCGCCCATGTTCACCAGTTCGGCGAGACTGACAAAATAGGACGATCGTCCGTACGTTACCCTATTCGTGAGTTGCTGGGCTTAACGCCCACGGATCTGGACTGGGTGGCCGATACCATCACGGACTTCATTCAGCCTGATTAGTTGTTACCGCCCCCCTACAACCCCCTTTCGTTGTGCGCCCGCGCGCGACACATGAAACTGGCGCTATGAATTGATTATTGAGCGCCAGCCATGACATCCAATGAGTTTGACCGTCTTCTGAATAACCTGATCCGTATCGGTACGGTTGTTGACGTCGATCACGTTCGTCATTTGGCGCGCGTGGAAACCGGCGGGAATACCACGGACTGGATACGCTGGGGAGTCGCCCGCGCGGGTGATGCCCAGACGTGGTGGCCGCTGTCAGTGGGTGAGCTGGTTCTTATGGTTGCACCAGGCGGCGATTTGGAAAAAGCTGTGATCGTATTAAGCCTGTATTCCAATCAGCACAGTGCGCCCAGCAACACACTAAAGGTACACACCACCGCTTATCCCGATGGCGCCAGCGAAACGTATGATGCCAACACCTCAACGATGACCGTTAAAGGCGTCAAAAAGGTGATCGTTGAAGCGGCTGAATCTATCACGCTGGACACCCCGAAAGTGATTTGCACCCAGCATCTCAGTACTCAAACGCTCAGCGTAGAAAAAGGCGGCACGATGCAGGGCGATATCACCCACACCGGCGGCAAAATGTCATCAAACGGCGTGGTTGTAGACAGTCATGCACACGGCGGTGTACAGCGCGGCAGTAGCAAAACGGACGGCCCGCAATGAGTAATGAAAAATATATCGGCATGAATGCCAGTACTGGCCGCGCGATCACTGATGATGAGCATATCAGCCAGTCAGTACGCGATATTTTAATCACTCCTGTCGGTAGCAGAGTGATGCGGCGCAGCTACGGATCACAGCTTTTTTCTCTGATTGACGAGCCTCAAGAGCCCGCAATAAAGCTAAAGATAATGTCAGCCATCTACAGCGCATTAATGCGCTGGGAGCCGCGTATTACCCCAACAAAAATTACGCTGGAAACCCGTGGTGCCGGACTCGCTGCCGTTACGCTTCAGGCACAGCGCACGGATAATCTGGCGGTGTTTAGTTCTACGATTTCACTACAGGGGGCACGATGAGCGGATTGATTGATTTATCCCTGCTGCCTGCGCCTGATGTCGTTGAAACACTGGACTACGAAACGTTGTATGCGGAACGCCGTGCGATGTTTATCGCCCTGTTTCCGCTCGAACAGCGGGGTGCCATCACGCGCACGCTGACGCTGGAATCCGAACCGTTAACCAAGTTACTGCAACTGTCTGTCTATCATGAGCTGTTATTGCGTCAGCGGGTTAACGAAGCGGCCAGCGCTAACATGCTGGCCTACGCCGCCGGAAGCGATCTTGATCAGCTTGCTGCCAACGTTAACGTGCAGCGACTAGTTATCACCGTAGAAGATACAGAAGCGATCCCCCCCGTTGAAGCGGTCATGGAGTCTGATGCCGATCTGCGTACGCGCGCGCAACAGGCATTTGAGGGGCTGAGTGTTGCGGGGCCAACTGTGGCCTATGAATTTCACGCACGTAGTGCCGATGGGCGAGTCGCTGACGCCAGCGCAGTTAGCCCCAGCCCTGCCGCCGTTACGGTAACCGTGTTATCGCGTGAAGGAAATGGCAGCGCCAGTGATGAATTATTGCAAGCCGTTGCTGCTGCACTGAACGCCGAGAATGTGCGGCCGGTTGCAGACCGTGTAACCGTTCAATCCGCAGAAATCATCCCTTATGAAATTGCCGCGGCGTTGTACGTCTATCCAGGGCCAGAGGCTGAGCCTATCCGAATTGTGGCAGAAACCCGATTGCAAACGTACATCACCGCACAGCATCGGTTAGGCCGTGATATCCGCCGCTCTGCAATCTTCGCGGCACTCCATGTTGAAGGGGTGCAACGCGTTGATTTGGAAAGCCCAGCCGCAGATATCGTGCTTGATAAAAGCCAGGCGTCCTACTGCGCTAACTGGACGTTAAATATCGGAGGTTCAGATGAATAACAGCCTGCTACCCGTTGGTTCATCTGAGTTGGAAATTGCCGCAGCCAAAGCCTGCGCGGAATTATCCCACACGCCAATACCACTGCGCCAGTTGTGCAATCCAGATAGCTGTCCCCCGCACCTACTGCCGTATTTGGCATGGGCATTCTCAGTTGATCGCTGGGATGAAAAATGGCCGGAAGTCATTAAGCGTCAGACGATAAAGGATGCCTACTTTATCCATCGCCACAAAGGCACCATCGGTGCGCTACGCCGCGTGGTTGAGCCGTTCGGCTACCTGATCCGAATTATCGAATGGTGGCAGAACGGCGGAGAGCCAGGCACGTTTCGGTTAGATATTGGCGTGCAAAACAGCGGTATTACCGAAGAGATTTTTAACGAGCTTGAGCGGCTGATTGCCGATGCTAAACCCGTGTCACGTCACCTGCTGGGGCTGAATATCAACCTCGACACACAGGGCGCGGCCTATGTCGCTGCCACTAGCTACAGCGGCGACACGCTTACTGTTTACCCCTACTTCCCTGAAACGATTACCGCTAGCGGATTAGATGTCGTCGGCGCGGGCGTTCACCTGATTGATACGATGAGAGTAACCCAATGAGTACGAAATACTTTGTCTTACTAACGAATATTGGTGCAGCCAAGCTGGCAAACGCCACCATGCTAGGTTCACATCTTGATATCACGCATATGGCTGTTGGCGATGGCGGCGGCACGCTTCCAACACCGAACCCAGCACAAGCCGCCCTGATTAATGAAAAACGGCGGGCAGGTATCAACACACTGAGTATCGACCCAGTGAATGCCAATCAGATTATTGCTGAGCAGGTTATTCCAGAAAATGAAGGGGGGTTCTGGATACGTGAAATCGGCCTGTTTGACGCTGACGGCGATCTGGTTGCGATCGGTAACTGCGCCGAGACGTACAAACCATTACTACAAGAGGGAAGCGGTCGTATTCAGACCGTGCGCATGATCCTGATTGTCAGTAGTACCGATGCGGTCACGCTGAAAATTGATCCGGCAGTCGTGCTAGCAACGCGGGGCTATGTTGATGACGCTATCAATGCACATGAAAAAAGCCGCAAACACCCAGACGGCACGTTAAACGCAAAGGGATTCGTGCAACTGAGCAACGCGACGAACAGCGAGAGTGAGCTGTTGGCAGCAACACCAAAAGCGGTGAAAGCGGCAAATGATAACGCCAATGGGCGTGTACCGTCTGCCCGTAAGGTGAATGGTAAAGCGCTGTCGGCTGACATTACCCTCACTGCCGCCGATGTGGACGCGTACACCAAAGCCGAAACCGATACCCGCGTCGCCGCTGCCACTACTGCCGCGAACACTGCCGCTACGGCAGCGGCTAACGCCAACACCAACGCTAATGGCCGTGTACCGTCAGGACGTACCGTTAACGGCAAAGCGCTATCGGCAGATATCGCGCTGGGTGCCGGAGATGTAGGGGCTTACACCAAAGCCGAAACTGACACCCGCGTCGCCGCTGCCACTACTGCCGCGAACACTGCCGCTACGGCAGCGGCTAACGCCAACACCAACGCCAATGGCCGTGTGCCGTCAGGACGCAAGGTTAACGGCAAAGCGCTGTCGGCAGATATCACGCTGAACGCTGGGGATGTAGGCGCATTGCCTATAGCGGGAATCGCAGCGGCAGCGGCCAAGCTGGCAATTCCCAGAAAAATTAATGGGATAGCATTTGATGGTACAGCGGACATTGATCTAAATGGGTCACGAGTATGGATTTCCGAGGAATATACCCCTATGGCTAGTAAACCAATTGTTATTTCTCATGGGTTATTAGGTATTGATCCATTGTACTGTCGCTATGATGTGTTGATAAAATTTATTATGGATGAGGGACAATACAGAGCTGGAGATTTTATTATAAATCCGGTTACTATTTTCATGCAAAGCGGAACAGCTCACCCATATCCTTTATTACCTGCACTAAGCCGCAGTACAATACAGGTAAATATAATGCATTATTTATCTGGTTCAGATAAAAATAAAACTGACGGCAACATTATATATAACATGTCAAGCCTTAGGGTGCTTTTTCGTGTATTTTATTAGAAATATCATTGCAGATAGTAAAGATACTTATAGCACCTCATATTACTTGAGTGAGGTGCCATAAAAATTTTAATTAACGAACTCTCTTAAAAGAAAACCTCTCTTCAACAAAATGATAAGAAACCATTGCCAGAATAAGGTTAGTAAAAGCCATGAAAAGCCAAACCTGATAATTTTCAAACCATGAAAAATAGCTTTTGTATTTAGCAAAGAAAGAAATTATAGGGATCTGCATTAAATAGAAAGAATAACTTATCTTGCCGATATATATAAAGGGTTTTGTAATAAAGTTCTTATCGATTTTTTTCTTTGCCAAGAAGTAAACCAAGAAAGATACTGCCGGTATAGTTATAACATTCCTTTTCATAAAACTATCATTCCCTACAGGAGAAATGAAAATTAGTAACAATATGGAGAAGATGAAAAGAAAATAATTAACTCTCCCACTTTTTATTTCATACTCTTTTAAAAAAAGAATACCTAAACAAACACCAATGATGAATTCTGGCAATCTATGAATGGGGCTTATATAAAAATAAGGCATTTTACTCCCCCCTCCGATACTAACAGCAAATGGAATAATCAATGATGAAACAGTATAGGCAATAATAATGGCAGTGATTGTCTTCCGTTTTAATATTGGTAATATAAGGGGGAATACCATATAAAAAAATAATTCAGTTGATACTGACCATGAACCGCTAAAATTCCATACAAAAAAAGAGTCAGGTATCCAAGATTGCGTTGCTGTAAAATATAAAATCAAAGACGGGATTATTTTTTCATTACCCACATCAAATAAAAAAGGGAGTGATATTACACCCATAAAAAGATATGCAGGATAAATCCGATAAAAGCGAGATTTTACGTAATTATCTTTAATTCCATACCTAGCAGACCAGGCCATGACAAAACCAGATAAAATAAAAAAGAATGTCATGCCTATAGCTCCATTATTAACTATTCTAAGTATTAATTTTGGAGCCTCAAGCGGGTATTGCATTTGACAGTGAAAAGCGAAAACATAAAAAGCTGCAATAAATCTGAAAATTGTCAACCCGTGTAGTTGATTATCATTCATGCAATTTTTTTTTGAAAAACTATCCAAATTTATCACCGTATATGTTTTCTCAAGGAGTGTGCTATTGTCGCAAGGAGCGTGATTTTATTTAAGATTTATCTAGATTACTAGCCTGATGCTAAATTTATTGATAATCACAGTTAAAAGCGTCTGTGTTATCCGGATAGCCCGATATCCATATCACCCAGCATTTCTCGCAAATCCTCGCTAACCCGTTCCAGATTCAGCGTAAATGAGATATGTCGCGCCTTACCGTCATTAAAAAACTCGGAACGGGTTTCGTTTATGCTGGTTATCACATACATACCGTAGATGTTGCCCGTCCCCTCGATCAGGGGCCAAGCTTTCCCTGTGTAGGCCATCGTTTGCAGCATGTTTAGCGACACATCGCCGCCGGTTATTTCTGGGTACAACTCACCGGACAGTGTGATTTTATCTTCCCCTGCACCGATATACTGATAGCGCGGGGATTTACCGACTCGGTCATTTTTAACATGTCGCCAGCTGCTGTCATGGCTTAGGGATTGGTACGGCGCAGTTTGCCGCATGAAAACGAACATACCCAGAATCATCATCATGATAAAAGCCCTATACGTGATCGGTTAGTTGTGAGCGCTGGCGACGCTGCTTACGACGTTCAATATCGTCTATTTCCCGCCGCAGTCTGGCGACGAGTTTGTCTTCATCAAGGCTGCGTGCATCCTGAATCGTGATATTGATTTCATATTTGTCTGTGTTGGCCATACCTGCAGACATCGCCGTTTTCATCTGTGCTGCAGGTGAATTGATGGCCAGAACGTCTGCTCCAGCAGGTTGCACGGTGAACGGCAGGACAGAAGCGGCCAGCACACCGGCGGTTTGCTTCACACGTTCGAGTAAGGGAATTTTGGGCTGTGCAGGCATAACCTGTGATTCACGATAGCCGTTCGCCAGCATGACCGCAGGGGGTACGTTTTTAAAAACGATATCACCCAGCTTGTTCGGGTCTTTCTTCTCTTCTGTCTTTGCTGTGCTGCCTGTTTTTTCTGTTTTGGGATTGCTCCCCGTCAAGTCCTGCAACACCCCAGTTTGTTTAGGCTTATTGCCTTCGCCTGCCGGTGGTTTTGCTGCCTCACCGGTTTTAATCACCGCATCGGTTTCTTTGGGGGGCTGTGGTTTCCATTCCTGCGCCACCATTTTCTTTTGTTTCTCATCCCACACGTACATCATCGGTTTTTTAGGCTCATAGCCTTTTTCCGGCATTGCGCCGTTCATGGCATTTGATGCAGAAACGGCGGCATTTGCGGCTTCAGGGATAACCCCTAATTTTTCCAATATCCAGCCAATACCTTCGGCAACTTTCAGAATAACTGTCACTACGCCACCAATCGCCATTCCAACGACTTCACCAAACACTTTCCCAGCTTCCGTGCATTGTTTCAGCGATTCAGATGAGGCGTTGACCGGTTCAAACAGTTTTTTGAACCAGTCCCATACACCACTAATGGCCTGTCCGATCCCGTCGAAAATAGGGGATAGCGCAGAGAAAGATTGTTTAACCGGTTCAAGGCCAGTTGTAAGGCCACTGAAAAAACCGCTGAAAAACGCTTTGATCGGCTCCCAGTATTTGTAAATCAATACACCGGCCGCAACGATTGCCGCGCCGATAATGCCGATAGGACTGAGCAACAGCATGAAGCCCGTACGCAGGATGTTAAATACCGCCATACCTGAACCGCTCAGTGCAGAAAATCCAGATGTCGCCAGCATCCGCACGCCATTACCTAACGCCGATAGCGCTGCGCCTGGCTGAGTGAATACCATCAACAACGCACGACCAGCGCCTTGGGCGATGTTGCCGATTCCACCGATGCCGCTGCGTATACTGGTAAGGATACCCCCCCACGCGCGAGTGCTGGACAGGCTACCCGTCATAACGCCGCTAAGCCTGCTGAACATACTTGTAACAGTGCCAATACCCTTACCACCGCTTAACAGGGATAGGCCAAGTTGCAGTTTGGAAAATGGCCCCATCAATATGCCTGCGGCCAGAGAAACGGTGCCGATGGCGGCGGTGAGCGCCAATGCGCCGCCCACAACCACAAGCAGTGTTTGAGCCAGTTCAGGGTTAGCTGTTACCCACTCACGGACGCTATTCACTAACGCCGTCGCACTCTGAGCTAGCGAGCGCAAAACGCCGGAGTCATTTTCAAAGATGGCAAAACGTAGCCCACTCAGTGCGCCACCCAGCTTGTCGATATCCCCCGACAGGTTATCGCGTAACGTGCTGCCCATGCGTTCGGCCGTTCCGCTGACATCGCTGAACTGGTCTTGGGTATTGGCAAGCGCTGACAGGAAATTAGGGATCTGATCGATAGACAGGTCTTCTATCGGTGTGCCAAATAATGCAATTGCTGCATTGGCCCGTTCGGCTGGGTCTTTAATCTTCAATAGCCCCTGCGCGGTTTGCTGCATCGCGTTACGCGCCTGTGCGCCACCGCTGGCGATGGCTGATGACACGCGCTTCGCATTCAAGCCGATGGCGTCATACGCCGCAACGCTGGCCTTGGACATGTCAGAGCCGCGAATGCTGAATTCTTTGACGGCATCACCAGTCTTATCAAGCGCAAACTTTCCTTGCTGCGCCATGCTGACCAGTAGCGTCATGGCTTCAGAACCGCTGTAGCCCATGTTCCTGAAATGTGTTGAATACTCATGCAATATCTCAGGTAATTCGCCGCGCATCTGTGTAGACACGCGTTGCATTCCTGCCGCCATCAAATCGAATGCGTCATCGCTGCTGCGAGCCAGGCCATTCTTCATCATGATGGCGGCAATCTGGATATGTTCTACCGTGTCGCCGCCCAGCACGGATTGCATATCCAGCGCCTTACGCGAGATCCTGTCTAACTCAGCTTCACCGACTTCCCCCAATGCGCCCAGTGAGCTACGCACCGCTGATACGGTGCTGGCGATCTGGGCGAGGTCATTGCTCACACCGGCGCTATTAATCCCTTTAATGATTTTCGAATACTGCGACCCCATTGCAGGAGCTTCAGCGTTTTGCGCGGCAATCACTGCGCCGCTTTTGTCTGATTGCAGATTAGGGGCCATCATTCTGGCGCCGACATACGCACCGGCTGCACTGGCACCGATTGCCATTGCACCTGTGCTACGCAGATTACTCGCTGTCTGCTGCATCCTATCGTAGCGTGCGCGTGCCTGCGTCACTGCTGTCAGCCGTCGCTGCTGCTCCGTCAGCTGCTGGTTGTAGCGTGCCGTCTGGCGGGCTATTTGTTTCGTGACGCTGCCGCTGTGATCGAGAGTTACGCCGTGTCGGGATATTTCCTGTCGTAATTCGCCGAGACGGGTTTGCTCGTCTTTTTGGATTTTGGCAAGTTGGCTGATTACGGCGCGCTGTTTGTTGAGTGCGGCCGTTTGTTCTTCTGTGCGCCCTTTTGCTGCACCGAACTCTGCTTTCATGGCGGCGGCTTTCGCTTTGGCCTGCTCCAGTTCGCGTGTTGTTTTAGCCGATGCGGCTGTCAGACGGTCAAAGCTGCTTGCTTGCCGCTCCAATCCCTTGAGGGTGTTTTGTGTTGCTCTGATTTGGTCAGCCAGCGCCGCAGTGCCGCTGCGTGCAGCACTGACGGGCCGAGCCATATTATTGATCGCGCTGAACGCCACGCGAATATTGAGATTGCGATCTGTCATTCCGAGTTTCCGCTTCTAACGGCTGCTCGGCTGCGCCATGCAAGCAGCTCATCTACTGGCATGGCATCCATCGCCGACGGCAACCAATGGAAAATTGCTGCGATGTCGGCCATCACCTCTTCAACACTGTTAAACGGGCAGTGAATTACGCCGTTACCGCGCCCGTCTCGTTCGCTGGGGAAGAGGGTTGCAAAAAAGTCGCCACCGCATTGGAGAGCTGGCAAAAATCCCAGGTATCCATCGTGGTAAGTTCTTCTTTCGTCAGCGCAGGACTGGTAACGCGCGGGAGTAACGTCAGCAAACTATCAACATCGGATGTCATCACATCGTAGACTTTCAGCCCACGCAGCGATCCGGCCTGTTTCAGTGCGCCGGTGATCGTAACTTCTTTCACATCACCGCCTTTACGCGTAATCGGGTTTTGCAGAATGACGACGTTATTTTGTTTCTCAGTCATGGTAGACATTTCCTTTTATAACCCAACGTTAGCGCGGTGTTTTTCCAGCATATCGACACCGGCCACTTTATAAATCATGTTCAGCACATCCACTTCCATGACCTCTTCACCGCTGATCGTCAGCTTGAAGTAGGTATTTTTCAGGGTGTATTTATGTGCCGTATCTTCACCCACTTTGGCAGAGCCTGGGTCAAGCTCGGTAAACCGGCCACGCGTCTGGATTTCACACGGCACTGCTTCGCCTGTGGCTTCATCCTGATACGAACCTGCAAAGCGCGTTTGCATACCGTCCGCAGTGGAGACGCCCCACTTTTTCAACAAGCCAGCATCCAGCCCGCCGAGGGTGATTTCCATATCCAGCGCGCCCGCATCAAAACCGAAGTCAATCGCGACAAAGCCAGGCATGCCACCCGCCTGATAGTCTTCTGTCTTGCGCGTGAGCTTAGGCGATGTCACTTCCGGCACCTGACCGAAATAGTTGTCGCCGTCGATAAACAGATTGAAGTATTTAAGTTTCTTTGGCAGAGACATGATTTACCCCTTACCCGCTGAACGTATTGGCGAACGTCGCGAAGTATTCGTCAGTAAACTCCTGCACCAGATCCAAATGCTCCAATGGCGGAACGGGTGTGTAGTTGTACTTGATGGTTAATTTTCCGGTGCGTAGCGTTTCGCCGGTGTTGGTTTCTCTGTCATACCAACAATTCGCACCCAGTAGACGGCCAGCAGTGACCAGCGCCGTTAACTTGCGGTTGATGCCGTCCACAATATCCTTTGCCAATGAGGGCGTAAGCGGCTTATCAATGTAGAAGAAATGCGCTTCTGCGATGGTGTCTGCGAGGATTTGCGCCGTACGGGTGTAGCTTTCAAACAGATAGGTTTCACGGTCACAGGTGCGCGATCCCCAAAAGCGAAAACCGTTCTGCTTAATCAGCGTGGTGATGCCGTTGCTGTTCAGCTCGTCGGCGTCGGTATCTGTTCCTTGTAGCGTGAAATACACATCTTTGCTCAGTCCGAGCACACCGTTTACTGCAACGTTGGATAGCACCTTGTGCCAGCCCGTCTCTGCATCAATTTTGGCGCGCAGGCCAACCGCAAACGCTGGCGCGGGTACGATTACGCTTTCCCCTTTTGCGGTGTCATAGGCAATAAAGTCGGGCCAGATCACCATTAATTCACGTTGGGAGAAATTTTCGCGGTACGTTTTTGCCGCCGCGATAGTTGCGCAGTCATGCGCACTGACATAGGCGAACGCGTTTAGCTTTTCAGCCATTACGGCCAGTTGCGCGGCGACGGCTTGGGTATCCAGTTCCGGCACGGCCAGTACACGCGGACGAACACCAATACGCGCCTCTGCCGACAGCAGCGCATACAGCCCCGTATAGCGCCCGTTGGCATCGGAACCGCCGATCACTAACTGATCCTGAGTCGGTTTAGGTTCATTGCCTTCTGCGGGCGCGTTCGCTGCATCTGCCACACGGATCACTACCGTTTGAGGGCTGGCCTGATCGGAAATGCATTTCAGCGTGGTGTGTAACGTGCCTGTTTTACCCGCTTTGCCCAATACGCTAGCAACACGGGTTAACAGTACCGGTTCGTTTAACGGGAACGTATCAGCGTCGGCATCATCGGCGGTACACACCACGCCGATCACTGCCGAGTCGATATCGTTAATGATGGTGCTGAGATCCGTTGTTTCTCGGACGGTCACACCGTGATGATAATTAGTCGCCATGCTTGTTGCCTCAATGCGTCAAATGTCCGGCTTCATGATTGCGGGATTTCACAGGTTGCGCACGGCGTTTGCTTTGTTTTAGGAGCGCGACAACCGGCGCTGATTGTCCCTACGCGCGCGTAACGCGAGTATTCAGGCAGAGATCAGGGGGTAACAATGTCAATCATGGACACGCTAGGGGCTATTTCTGGACGACTGGATGAATACTCACCCCGTCCGGCGTTTATGGTGAGGGTTGGCGATAAGCAGGTTACAGAGCTGAATGATCGGCTGATGTCGTTATCGCTGACGGATAATCGCGGGTTTGAAGCTGACTCACTCGAATTAGTGCTGGACGATGCAGACGGAAAATTAGCCCTGCCGGAGCGCGGTGCAAAGGTCACGGTGGCGCTGGGCTGGGCGAATGAACCGCTAATCAGCAAAGGGACATTCACGGTTGATGAAATTGCGCATCGTGGCCCGCCGGATCAGTTGACTATCAGCGCCCGCAGTGCGGATTTCAGAGAAACCTTCAACGTTAAACGTGAATACAGTTGGCACAATGTGACCGTCGGATTTGTGGTATCTGCCATCGCCAGCCGCTACGGGCTGAAAGCCGGTGTGACAGAACGGCTTGCAAAGCTGGAACTTGACCATGCTGACCAGACGAATGAATCAGATATCAGCTTCCTTACTCGCATGGCAGAAATGGTTGGGGCAATCACAACCATAAAAAACGGTATGTTGCTGTTCATTGTCCCAGGGCAGGCGGTTTCACAAAGTGGCAAGCCACTACCGGCCATCACCATTACACGCAGTAGCGGAGACAGTCACAGCTTCCGCGTTGCTGACCGCGACGCGTACACCGGCGTTACGGCGTACTGGCTGGATCTGAATTTTGGCAAGACCAAAACGACAAAGGTAAAAAATAAACGCAAAACCAGTACGCCAGCTAAAAAGAAAGAACCCGCATCCAGCAGTAAAGAGGGGAATTATCTGAAGGGAACGGAAGGTAATGTTTATGTCATGCGATCGACGTTTAAAACCGAGCAAGCTGCAAAACGCGCCGCAGCGGCGAAATGGTCGACGTTACAGCGTGGTGCGGCAGAATTCAGTATGACGTTAGCGCGAGGCCGTGCCGATTTATATCCCGAATTACACGCCCGTATGTCTGGATTTAAAACGGTTATCGATAATGCCGATTGGATAATTACACGCTGCGTACATGAAATTAGCCAATCAGGATTTACTACATCGCTGGAATTTGAGGTGAAAATAACGGATTGGGCAGCAGACGATAATGATGATTAATGCAGCGCCTGTGTATAATACTGATAACACCAACCGTTTGAGGGGTTGTCATGGCGATCAAATGTCCAAAGTGCCGCGCAACTGCAAAAACACGTACCAGCGTAGAACTCAGCCCATTGGTTCGACGTAGCTATCACCAGTGCCAAAACATGATGTGCGGCTACTGCTTTACCAGCATGACGCACATTGATGAATCACTGAACGAAACGAAACCCGCGCCTGGCGCATGTGTCCCCACCAATATCTTTCCCCGCAGCCACAAAGGGGAAAATCAGTTGGATTTAGCGTTGTAG